CATTTGCAAAGAACTCACCAATGGTACTGAATACTTCACCGAACCATTTTCCAACGCCCTTGAACCAATCAACTATTGCATCCCAGTTATCAACTATCAGGTCTACTATCCAACCTACAAGTAAGCCAATAGCAGCACCAATAGCAGCACCAGCAGGACCGCCGACAATCATACCAATGCCAGCACCAATAAGAGGTCCAAGGCTCATTGCTATGCCACCAGCATCCCAGTTACCGTTTGTAAAACCATCTATAAATAGGTCAACTACATGGCCTACAAGAGCACCGATTGCACCACCAATAAGAGCTCCTAAAGGACCACCAATCAAGAAACCAATACC